TTACACCATCATTATTTTCATGTTTAAATAAAAGTTTATAATATCTTTCTTCTTGCAATCCATTCATATATAATTTAAAAAACATACCTTCGGAATCCGCACTTAATTTAGAAGTAGGACCAAATGGTATAACTGTTTCTTCGGTTGCATAATCAACTAAAGAGTAAAAAGATTTACTGGTAAAATATTTTACATCTAGATAATTTGATGAAGTAACGAATTTACGTGTAGGATATAATTCTCTAACATTAAGTCTAAATTTAGGTTCCTCTATAGTTTTAAATTCTCCTTTATTATTTCTTAAAGTAACATATATTTCACCTGTGTTTAATATTTTATCAGAAACAGCGGAATCAGTATCATAAGAGGAATCATCCCATGCTATATCTAAATAAGGTGGATATATAGTATGAGTATCCATTGAGAAGAAATTCAATTCTCCATCATTTATAGCTGTAAATTCTTGTGATTCTGAACGTTTTATTATAAATCCATTATTGGTAATTCCATTAGGGTAAATAGCATTATTATTACTAGCACTATAATGTTTTAAGACTGGAGATGTAATATCTAATGATATATCTAATTCATCATTAAAGCCATAACTTTGGGTTACTTCAAATCCTGAGCCTGTGTACCACACACCACCTCCTTGTGCTTCGTCTGTCCAACTTCCTGTAGTTCCTGCAGATAAACTAGCGGTATTCCAATAAGTTCCTATAGCATTATATTTGACGGCATTGTCACTTCCATCGCGATAATTCCAAGATACTCCGTCAGTAATTTGAGGTATATTACCTAAACGACCAGTACCATTTACCCAGCTTTCTGATAGGGGGTAAATTTCTAAGTGTTGATCTATACTTAATTCTTTATGTTCAGTTTGTAATAACTTTATACTAGCAGTAATAATGGTTTTATCTTGAACTATATTATTTATAACATTATCTACTTCAGTGTTTTTAAATTGAATTAATATTCTACTGGGGTAATAATTGTTGTCTGTAAAAGATTGTTCATCTCTTAATGTTAATATTTCATCAATACCTGTGTTAATGGATTGATTAGTGGGGTGAGAATATATTGTAGTATCCTTTTCTGGGAAAATAAAGTAATGTGCCATTATTATAGATTATCGAGTTACTCTACCAATTATATCACTATCAGGATATTTTAATTCAAATATTGAGGGATCTACTGGGGGATATATAATATTATTTCGGGTAGCTGCCTCAAAATTATACTTAAATTGAGAATACCCATCATTAATACCATATTTATTTGTAAATAAAATTTGATCTACGTTTTGAACCCCATCGATGTTATATAAGAGATTATTTATATCACCTTTTATAATAGGTTGATTAATCTGCCAATTATCAATATTAAAGAAATTTTTAAGTCCATTAATACATCTAATTAATACAGAATCATTATTAAATCCTTTTTTAACACTAATGTTAAATTCTACATTAAAATTAAGAATAGATGCATTTTTTATATTAATAGCATCCGTTAACATTCTATATTGTTCTAAATAAGTAGCTAAATTAATTTTAGCAGTATCTGGGAGGATTTCTAACTTTTTATTAAAATTAAATCCTAAAGTATATAAATTAAGGGCATTAGGATTGGCAATGCGTTTATTAGTTTCAAGGGATATTTGGTTATCTTGGGCAATATAAGCTTTAGCTACATTACCAAATTGGACAGGCATTGATAATGTTCTAAATATATAATCTTCTTTAGTCACAGTTCGTTTTTGAGCAGCAAATTGTGCCATAGTATTTAAACGAATATCTTGAGTGGAATCACCTGGGCCACCTCCTAAAGCTGGTTTAGGATTAGTACATGCTAAAGAATCTGTAGCAGCATTAAATGTTGAAGAATCTAAATTCCCTTGGCGAGGTGTTATGGTTACATTTCCTATTCTATTAATGACGTTTGAATTGGTATTGGCCTGAATTCCACCTCCTACTAGATATTTAACTGTTAAAACAGTGTTAGAGGGAACTTCTCCATAAGTTTTAGTATATAAGAAATTTGAAGGATCATAAGATTTATCTAAAGATGATCTACCATCTTTAATACCTAAACCAATATTATCTGGGTTAGGAATAATAGTAGTATCATCACCCCCCGTTGATCCAGCACCAAATTGGATTTCTAATTGTTTATTAGATTTAAATCTAGTAGCAAATCTTTTAGATACTTTTTTAGTTCTTAGTAAATAAGGAACCTGTCCATTATATTGAGGTAAATCAGGATCATAGGCTTCATTATTAGGAATTTCCTCAAATATAGTTTCTTGAGCTAAATAGGGGACTTCAGTCCAAGTATTACCTTCTGAATCTGTGATGGATTGGATTTCAATTATATTGGAATCATCTAAAGATATAGTTTTAAATCTTTCAGCTCCTTGTATATTAAAAGTAGCAGTTTTAATATCAGCACTTATAGCTTTAACGGTTTTTTTAAGTAAAAAATAATCAGGTTGACCACTATTAAGAGAATAAATAGTTTGTTCAGTAGGATCAGCAGATGATGAAAAAGCAAAATCTACATCTTTTTCGATTATATATTTAATTTCACTTCCGTTATTAGGTAAAAAGTCAGAATTTTGTCTTACTTTATAAGCATATCTCCAATCCGGATCACCACTATCATTAGAGGGAATTTGTTGAAATAATTCTAAATCTACAATAGAGGGAGAAGTAACAGTAGGTGTATATCCTAAAGTATATGCTAATGCAAATAAGTTTTCCCTTTCTTGGGCATGTTGTAAAAATACTTCTTGTATTTGTGTATCTGTGTAAAATGAAAGTACATCCCCTATATAAGATGCCATTTCAATAAACATAGTACCTGGGCTCCCTTCAGTAAAATCATTTAATAAGTCAGGGTAATATACCTCTGCCATATTAATTAAAGCATTTTTAAAATCGTTAAAATCCTTATCTAAATACCTTACAGGTTTAGTATTATTTTGTGCTGTTGAGTATGCCATTATACTTTATTATTGGAGATTAAGATAATTATTTAAATCAGTAGTTGATGTTGTACCTATGTCATTAGTAAAACTTAAAGTAACTGAGTTTTCTTCCTCATTATTATTTAAACTGTAGTTGACTGTTATATATAAGGTATGACCTTGTATATTTTCATCTTTAAATGTTATGTTTTTTATAGTAATTTCAGGAATATATTGTTCAACTTGGGGGGTTATTATTGACCTTAATTCATCTTCAGCTATTGGGGTGTTTTGTTGGAAGAGTTTATTTTTTAACCCTACACCGAAATTAGGATGGTGTAACCTTTCACCTGGGGAAGTCAATAATACATTAATTAATTTAGATTTAGCATGTAATTTTGTTGTATAATCTAAATTAAATATTTTTTTCCTATTAAAAGGTAAACGTATCCCTACTGCAACTTTTTCATCAATGTCAACAGGGTCAATTGTAATAGGTTTACGTAATTTAATAGCCATTAGGGTCTAAATTCTTTTTTCTTTTCAATTGCTTTCATCACTGGGGTCCAATCCTTATTTATAAATTGGTTTACGGGGTCATTATCATTAAAGGTTTGTTCAGGAGATGGAGATGTTGTAGTTTCGGATAAAAGCGAATTAAGGGCATTATTACCCGTATTAAAATTAGGGGGAGGCATTTGGCTTTTTAATTTGGATCTAAATTCTTCCCTTAATGAATCATCTTCTATTTTCTCTTGTATTATGGGTTTAGATGTAGATAATTCTTCTTTTAACATACCCATTTCACGTTTTAATGCATAATCAATTTCTTCACGCACAACTTTTCTAATAATTTTTTCGAATGCACTTAATTTCATTGCTATTAGTTTTTAATAAATATAAATTATTTTAATTTATTGGTGTTTTTTTTATACCTGTTTCTATTAAAGGAGTTCCAGGTCCATTAACTCTAACTTCATAATAAGTTTTATATGAAGGAAGAATAAGATCTGTAATAATAGTACTTAAATTAGAAGGGTCTTTTATATATTCTTCTAAAGTAGTTCCTGAAGAGGGTTTATCATTATTACTAGTAATATCTTCGAATTCTATATTATTTAAAGATAGAATAAAATTAGTCCATATAGTATTTAATTGGTCTAATAATAGTTGTAATTGATCTATAGTAAACTGGACATTACTAATACCCAAATCAACAGAGGGTTCTAATTGGTCAATTTCGTTTATAAAAAATTCAATAGGTAAATTAGATATAGTTCCTTCAACATTTTTTACTTTATCTTTAAAGTCTTTTTTAAATTCTGTTATTTTTGAGATTATAGTACCACTAACTATAGGTGCCACTTGACTTGCTAATATACCATCTAATGTAGGTATTAATGCTTTTATTGTTATTAATAACTCACTAAATATATTTGTAATTTCATTTAATTTAGTAAAATTATCTCTAATGGAATTGAATCTAGCCTTTATAGCTTCTAATTCATTTTTTATTCCTTCTAATTTTTTTATTGCATTTTCTAAAGGATTTTTAAACTTATTATAAGTTTGTTCAGCCTTTAAAAGACTATTAGGGGAGTCTAAAATTAACCCTTCAAGTTGAATTTTAAAATCTTGAGGGGAAGGAACATTAGTTATAGTTTCTTCCTGGGCTCTTTTTTTAGCTACAACTAATATTCTATCTTTTGTATCAGAAAGAGTAAAAGAAGATTGATTAAGGATATTATTTACTAATCTATTAATCATTTAATGAATACTTTTTTACTATCTATGTCATCTAATCTAGATTTAATTTTAGCTAAATCTTTTAAAATGACTTTATTTAAACCATTATTAATACCCGGATTAGGACCCATTAATCCTGAAGTCATTGGGTATTGAACTTTAAAAAACATATCTAAAGAGTTAATTAATTCTGTAAGGATTTGTTTTAATTCTCTACTTCTTACAGCAGGGATATTAACGTCTTGTCCATTTTCAATAGGGCCTATGTAAATTTTAGAACCATTAATAAATACATCATTTTTACTATTAACATGGAATTCACCATCTGTTTTAAGTAAAAATAAATTTTTAGCAGAAAAAACACTATCATCTCGGCCATTAAACACTAATCGATCACTATCAATTAATATTTGTTTACCTACATATTGATCTTCTTGTATAAAATTAGTTGCCATTATGTTAAAATTGTATGGTCAGGGACATTATTAATACTAATATTTCTAGCATAATTTCCCTCGTTAAAATTTACTCCATTATAATTATTTTCTAGAATCCTTTTTAGAGAAGTATCTTTAGAAGCTATAGTTTTATTAAACTTATTATTTCCTTCATGGAAACTAATATGAATCCACGATCTATTCCCCCTTTCAGGAAACTCCCAAATTAATTGGTTATATGGTATATTATTATTTACTATATAATTAAAAATTTCATATGTAGGTGTTCCCAGTACTTTAAAATCTATAGCTCTACCTAATCTATGTTCAGAGGTTTGAGATCCCTTTAAAATATTATTTAATTGGGTAACTCTTAATCCTGAATTAATTATTAAATCAGGATATTCATTTAATATGGGATCTATACAGTTAGTTATAATTTTGTCTAAACTAGACATAATTTTAGCGGCAGTAAAATTGTATCCTTCTTTAGCATCTACTCCTGGAAAATTTAAAATCCCATTTTTTATTGCTGTTTGGCTTTTGATTACTTTATCTAAAGTAATTCCTTTATTACCTAAACCTCTAGCAGTAGCAGTATAAAGACTATTTTGGGGAGTATTAAGGTAATTAGCATCATTAAAAATAACAAAATCAGTACCTGGATAAATAATATCTTCATCATTACTTCCTTGATCAGATTCTATATTTTCACCTTCATCAATACTATATGTGGAAGAAGAATATAATAGTATTCCTTCAGTTTGAGATTCATCTAAAGCTGAGAATACAGGATCAATTATTTGCGTAGATTGGGTAATTTCTGTTATTGGGGTGGAATCAAATGCCGTGGTAAAGTCAAATTGTATATCTTGGATTAGTAATTCTTGTTCGGGTGAGGATTGGGGAATTATAATTGGGGATTTCATACTTACTGATTCTAGTGGGTTTACTAGGGGGGCATAAGTTGAATTTAAAGAATCTATATTAGTAGAAGTAGCATCTATAGGGATATTTTGATTTTCTAACATATAAATAGAAGCTGCATCTTTAGTTATATTTTCCTGAGAATTATTACCTAAACTAAGAACCATAGCTTTATCACCTATACTAGGATTGCCATCATCTGGAATATTTGTTACATTATTACTTATAACATTAGTCCCCGTTGGTCCTGTGGTAGTAAATCTGATTCGTTGACCATTTTTACCTTCCATAATAGAATCTCCTTCACTAGGAATTAAAGGGTTTAACTCAGGATTTTCTTTAAAATATTTACCTAATTTTACAGCAACTTGTTCATTGTCTTGGGATTCTTCTAACCTAAATATATAATCTCCATTAGCGGATTGGGTTAGATTATATAACGGAGCATTAAAATCATTAATTCCCGCTGAATATCCTAAATTTGTTAAATAGTTATTTAATTGCTTTCTAGCTATTTCTCTGCTTGGGGATTTAAATTCTTTTTTAAATTCAAAAATTTTAACATTAGGTTCTCTTTTAGGACTTAATTTTCTTGAATCATTTTCTAGAGGTAACGAATTACTAGTAGTATTATTATGAATATTAATAGCAGGGGTATAATAATTAGTAGTTGAACTAATATCTCCCTCTAAATCATCATATATATCATTACTAGTTGATTCTATAATTTGAACTAATTCCCCAATTGTAGGGTAAGTAAAATTATTTCTATTTATGGGTTTAGCTGAAGGTAAAGATGTAGAATTATTATAATTTTGGTTAAAACCAACTTCTACAAAAAATATAGTTCCAATATCTTCAGGGCTATTGTATGCTCGGTGATCAGGTGACAGGATTATATCAACAACCCTTTTAGTTGGATTTTGATTTTTAGGATTCCCTGAATTACCTATGGAATTACCTTTATTGAGATTTTTCTTTAGGCTCATTTTTTGCTACTTCTTCGGCTATTTGTTGGAGTTGTTTTAATTCCTCATCTGTGAGTAGTGAGTCTCCACTACTTGAAGTAGCATTATTGTTAATTCGTTGAATAACAGCCATCATTTTAATTAAATGTTCGTCATTCTTTACGCCTATCTCAAGATATTCCTTAATAAGAGGTACTACTACGGGGGCATCCCCAATATTTTGGATTAAAGGTTTTAACTCAGCTATTAAAGAATTTATTTGTTTATCCTTTTTTTTACTATTGCTATATATTTCTTTAAATACATCAGATGATGTTTTACCTTCAAATATTACTGTATCAAGTGGATTACTCATGGTTATAAATATACCCAGTTTCAAGGTATTCAGCATAGCATTTATTAAATACTGTTCTCATTTTCTTTACAACCTTAGTTATAATGGGGGTTTCTTCTTTAGTTATTTCTCTTATAAAGATATAAATAGCCTTTTTATTAAAAATTTCTAAATTTTCTCTATTTTTAAAAATAGTAAGAACTGCATCTGCTACTTTTATTTCAGATTCTTTTTTAAACATTTTATAGATACGTTTATCCATATATCTTATATATAAATCTAAAAATTCTACCTTTTCATTACGAACTTCATTCCTATCAAATTCGTTTAATATATTATCATCAGTGTCTACTTCTATAAGATCTGCTTTGCCCTTTTTCTTAGCATAATTTTTATTATTATATAATATAAGGTAGTTTTTACCCACAATACTAAAATATGAAAATGCTTTACCTTTACCTACTTTAAAATAAT